GACTGCATTGAGCTGTCCCGCTGCCGGGGCAAGTGCCTTGATCATGAACGTGATGCCTGCACCTACCGCCATGAGCCCTCCAACCATGCCGGCCATGACGCCTATGGCAAGAGGCCCGGCATTTGCAAGCTGGATGGAAGAGTAGGCAAGAAGGGCGAATCCTGCCGAGATGAGAAGAACGCCTGCACCTGCAAGTGCGAATGCCTTTCCGCTGGCTACCATCTTCCTGGCAGTCTGTTCCATCGCCTCACCGCTTGGAAGTATTTCATCAGGCTTAGGTGGCGGTGGGACGGTCTTGTTTGGTATCTTTCTGATCTTGTCAGCAAACGACCCGACTGCCTTTGCAGCGGAGCTTATGACCTTGTATCCCTTCCATGCCGCAATGAAACCGACGACAATCGGAATGGCCTTCTTGATCTCGGACTTGTGCTCCGCAACGAACTTGCCGAGGCTCTTGATTGAAGTCCCTGCGAACCTCACCGCCTTCGTGAACGTGCTCATGACGTCCTTGTCAGTGATGAACTCCCCTGCAAGCTCGCCTGCCACCTTGACGACGCTCATGATGCCCTGGGCTGCGTCGCTTGCCGCTCCCTTCACGGCCTCCCAGTAAGGCTTGACCTTCGTGGCCATGTCGCCAATCCTGTCGACAATCTTTCCGGCATCTATGCCGTCCATCTTGTCTATGATCTTGTTTATGCTGCTGATCCCGACCTTGGATGCAGCATCGAATGCCGGAGCGAGCTTGACGCTTAGCGTCTCCTTGAGGCCGTCCATTGCCTGGTCAACCGTCTTGTACTCGGTTGCAAGCTTCGTGAAGGCCTTGTTCGTTCCGACCTTTGAGATGGCATTGAAGAAGTCCTGGGTCTTGATCTTGCCGTCCTGGACGTTCCTGACGAGCTGTGAAGTTGACATGCCCATCTGCCTTGCCACCGCCGCGACACCTGCCGGAGTCTGCTCAAGCATGAGCTTGAAGTCCTGCCATTCGACCTTTGGCTTGGATGCCATCTGCGTTGCCTGCTGGCTCAGTGTCTTCATGGCCTGCTGAGGGTTCTCGGCTGCCGAGGCAAGACCGCCGAAGCCCTTGACGAGCTGCGTGCAGTTCTTCGTCCCTACGGCAGCGAGCTGGCTATATGTCGTAGCCATGTCAGAGGCGCTGTAGATGGTCTTTGTTGCGAAGTCCTGTAGCTCGTTCTTCGTGCTCTTGATCTCGTCTCGTCCCTTCCCGAGCATCTCCATGTTGCCCGTGAAGGTCTTCCACGCTGCCGAGCTTGACGAAAGCTCGCCAACCATGTCGGTTGCGCCCTGGGTTATGACGTCAAAGGCCTTCTGGCCGATTCCCGTAAGGATGCCAAATCCAAGGCCGCTCTTGATCTTGCTTCCCAGGCTCTCGGTTGCCTTTCCGGCTTCCTTGAATGCCGTGGTGAATCCCTTGTCGACGGCGCTCAGCACCGCCTTGACGCTGAAGCTGTTATTCCCTGCCATTGCTCTTCTCCTTCCTGCGGAGGAACTGCTTCACCCTTCCGGCTATGCCAGTCTCATCTCCGCCGTCTTTTCCTCTCATCACCATGTCCTGCTCCTTCTCGTAGTTGAAGAACCGGTCGAACGACCCGTATACGGGCACCGTCCCCTTGCCTCTTCCCTTGACCGCCTTGATGCGCATGTTCTGGAATGCCTGGAGATGGACGAAGTAGCGCCTGTCGACCCACCGCAGCTCAGCTGCCTGAATCAGCATCCTGTACTCCCTCATCGTCAGCATGTCCACCTCGTGCTGGGATGTCATGCCGAGATACCTGTAGCAGTTCATCGTGATGCTTTCGTAGACTTCCTCATCGTCTACTTGCCCTTGGCCTGTTCCGCCTCCTGGGCCTTCTTGATTCTCTCCGTGAGGTTCTTCACGATTCTCTTCGATACATTCGCATTCGCGAAAAAATCGAGAACGTCCTCAAAGAGCTTGTCGATGTCCTCGACATCCTCCACGTAGTCCTCAAGCTGGGCTCTTGTCACCCTTGGCTTCATGCCCTTGTTCATGAGGTCAAGCGCGTCAACGAGGTCATCGATGTCACCGTCAATGATTCCTGCCACGAGGTATGTGAGGCCAACGCCCCTGTATGTGTCTGTGTTGTCAATCTTCTCGACGACCCTCTTGTTCGCCTCGCGCATGAACCCGATGCCTGCCTTGAACTCGTATACCTGGTTGCCAATTGTAAGTTCCATAACTGCCATTTTCTCTTTTCCTCCTGTTAGCTATGTTAAAAAAGGACAGCCACGTCCTGGCACTGCTGCCATGCGGCTGTCCCGTATGTTTTTATGCGGATGCTGAAGTGTCCTTGAAGGCGTATTCCGCAATCTCCTGCTGTTCCTTCGAGAGCGTAGCGTATCCGTCAGCGCCGGAGCCGTTTGCCCCGTACGTGATGGAAAGCTCAGCGAAGTCATCAGATGGAGATGATAGCTCTACCTCGGTGATGTAGCCCTGGTAGTAAGTCGCCTTGTACTTGTCGGCATTCGTGTCGGTTCCCTTCTCGTCAAGGTTGACTTCCCATACCTCGACGATTAAGCCTTCCTTCACTGCCTTCTTCACGCTGTCGTATAGCGTGTCACCCTTCGCCATGATCGAAGTGAATGAGATCTCCACCTCAATTCCTCCTGGCGTTCTGATTGAGCCGTCCTTTGTCTTCGTTGAATCGGCATCGCGCGAGATCTTGTTCTTGTTCTCAGTCGCAAAGGCAACTGCCGATGCGGCCTTTGTCTTCGCATCGCTGAGGATGCGGTAGAGATATACGACTCTCATTCCCTGTACTGCTTCCATTGCTGATTATTTCCTCCTAGATTGTCAATATTGTCCTCTATTGTTCTCATGAAATCATGAGAACATGAATTCTATGTCCAGCACGCCATGGACAAGCGGCGCACCTGTGGACGTGTCGGGCATGATCTGCTGGCTGACGCTGGTCACCATCCATGAGAAGCCCTTCGTATGCTGGATGTGCCTTGCCGTGCTCTTGATGTCAAGGAGCATGGCTGACACCGTTCCGCGCTTTCTTGGGCTGTCATGCCACACGCTTACTGTCTGGGTCACCCTTCCGAACACGGCGGTCTTGTTTGCCTCGTCATGGAGGCTGTTTTCGCCGATGTAGATGAAGGGGTACGGAGTCCCCTCGGGAGGAAGGAACCCGTCGTATACGTCATATCCGAGCTTCTCAAGCCCTGTCTTCATTGCTGTGAATATCTCCTGCTGCGGGTCAGTCATATGCAATCACCTCCGTAGCCGTCTTCCTATTTTGCATACTTCTCCATGTCGCTTATGAACTTTTTGCTCACCTCGTCAAATGCCGGGCGGACGAAAGGCTGTGCATCCATGAAGCGCGTGCCGTACTCAAGATATGGCGAGTACTCGGTCGTAGGCCATGACTCGGCCGTGAAGCCTCCATCACTGAACTTGAGCTGCACGCTTCCCTTGGTGGCGCCTGTAGGCTTTACGAACTGATTGCCCTCGTAGTGCCCCCTGAATTCGGCCTTTGCCTCAATGGCCTCCTTTAGGTCAGCACCGTTCTTTCTTACGATGCCCTTCACCATCTCGCCCTTCTGGACGTCCTTTATCCTTGCCTGGAGCTTGTCCAGGCCTTCTACCTTGATTCCCATCACTGCACCTCCGAGATTACGAACGACTGCTTCGTCCTCAGCCTTCTCGTGTAGTCCACACGGTAATTCCTTCCCCTTATGATCATCTGGTCAAACGGCATGTCGACATGGCCCTGGACATGCACCGTAAGGCTTCCTTGCTTGATGCTTCCGTACACGAGCTCCATCGTCCTTGTGCTCGTGTCCATGACCGAGGCATAGAGCCGTACATCCTTGTACGAGTCATCCGCATAGTCGCCTGTGTCAGGGTCATATGCGCCGGCAACAACCCTGCGGAAGATGACTGGCGTATCGTACCTCATAGAAACCTTATCCTTCCTTTGTCCTGGTCGGACTGTGCGTCACGCCATGCCTGGATGTCGTCGGCATACTGGTCGAAGTCATTGTCCTTGAAGGTCAATGCTTCGCCTTCTACCGTGTGGCCGCTCAGCCCTTCGGAGCCGATGCGGTTGAAACGTGCAATCGATACTTCGGTAACGATATACTCCAGCTCGCCTGGCACTTCTTTTTGGCCAATCAGAGTTTTAAGGCGGTTCTCGGTCAAGGTGATGATGACATTCAGCTTGCTGTCTTCATCCTTGATTCCAAGCAGCGCCCTGACATCATCGATTACCGCCATAGGCTGCTAGGCTCCCGCTCCTGCTGCAGCTGCGGCCTTGATGGTTACCTTGAACACGCCATCAGCATATTCAGGCCAGAACTGCACGCCGGATAACGCTAATGTTTCGATTGTTGCATTGGAAGTGACAGTAGCGTGCGTCATGCCGATAAGACCTGTCTCGTCGTATGTGAGTCCGAACTTGCTTGCCACGTCGCCGCCGTCAGGGATGTATGCGCCTGTGAGGTTCTGCTTCGCTGTCGCATAGGCAGTGCCCTTAGGAAGCGCTGGAGAAATGAACGCAGTTCCAAGTCCCAGGAAGCCTTCGATGTACTGGAAGCCGAAAGCAGTCTGCGTAGTGACCTGTGCTCCGCCGAGATAGTCAGCAACGTCAAGCGGAGATACGAAGTAGACTAGGTCAACAGTAAGGTCTTCAAAGCGCACTTCCAATTGAGACCACGCGGCTGCAAGGGCAGCCTGTAGGCCTGTGCCTGTTACCGTTCCGGTGCCAGTCGCAAGCGATTTGAAGAAGTCCTTCTTGATGTCCTTCTGCAACTCCAACGTCATCTTTGCGTCAGTGTCGTTGATTGCCTTCTGTGCGCCGACCTTCTGGATTGCTTCGGCAGTAGCCACTTTACGGTACTTCTTCAATGCGATCTCTTTTTGCCATGCCAGTTTACGTGTGATCTTTGTCAATCCGATTGTCTCGCCTTCGCCAACCTGTTCAGGTGCGTTCTCCTTAGTCAGCTTATATGACTTGATCAATGTGCCGTTGGCCATTGGCGTCAATTGATTGATGCCTAGCACCTTGCGCAATTCATTGATGTTTGTAGCAATTCTTGAAGTGTAGTCAACCGAGATGGCTGGATCGACGTCCTTAGCTGCTGTGATGTTTGTTTCTGCAAATAGCTGCAAGTTGATTGGTTTTCTCATGTGTTTCTCCTATCTGAATAGATTCATGTTCTCGCGGATAAGACGCTGGCGCTCAATCGGGTCGCTGACCTTCATGATGTCCTCCTTCGTCACGCCTCCGTTAGAACCTCCGCGCTTGAAAGAGTTTCCTTTCAAAGCGTCCTTGACTGCCTTTTCGACCTCGCCCTTGAAAAGCTCGATAAAGGATTCAACGGCTTCTTTTGTGGTATCGGCATCCGATGTGATGATGCTTGCAAGAATGTCATCGCTCACATTCACGTTGGCTTCCGCACACATCTTGCGTGCTTCCTTGGCCATGTCTGCACGTGCTTTTTCAGCGAGCAATTCATCAAGCTGCTTCTGCAGCTTGTTGCGTTCATGCTCGGCTTTTTGCTGGGCATTCATCTTTGCTAGCTTCTTTGCTTCTTCCTCATTATCTTTTGCCTGTTTTTCCCACTTTGCCTTCTTCTCCTGGATGATGCGGTCAAGGTCCTCGTCCGTGTACTTTGGCTGAGATTTATTTTCCCCTTTATCGTCGTCTCCTCCAGTTGTATTGTTTTGCCCTGGATCATTATTGCCAGGATCTTGTCCATTATCTCCTTCGGCGAAAAGCTGCAAGTCAAATAAATATTTCTTCATATGTGATTTTCCTCCATAGTTTTGAGACTCAATGCTTGTCTTCCATAGCTTTTTGTGTCGTTCCATGCCTGGACCCATGGCTTTTAGTGTCTTCAATGCTCGGACATGAATAAAGGGAAGCCTAATTCATCAGCTTCCCTTTTGTTCCCATTGGAACAGTCTTGTATCCACTGCCAAGTTATCGGGATAGGCGCTCTCTATTGCCTTCATTCCCACGAGAAATGAGCGCAGGAGCGTCTTTCCTTCATTGGAAAGTGAACTGGCCTCTATGCTTGCATTTCCTCCTGTGAGCGAATATTTCACGTTCTCGTTAGTCACCTCATCAAGCGAGAACGCAAGCGTCTGGACAAGCGCCGATACGGCCGAGCATACGATATCCTTTCCATGCTCGTCATATCCTGCATGTCCCGTGCAGCTGACAAGGAGACGGCCGTCGCTCCATGTCTCTATGCACGCCCTTATCATTGTGCCTCCCTGTGCCTGCTCCTGTATCTCATGAGCGCCTTTGGCTTCTTCTCCTTAGGAGGGGGCACGTAGTCCTCATATCTTTCATGCGTGAGTCGACCGCATATCATGCACATGTAGGTTACATTCCTGACCATGACGCCTCTCTCAGCGTCGTAGCGTGATTTGATTCCGTACTCGAAGTACTGATGGTGATGTGGCTTTAGTCCCTGTGACATGAGTTTCTCCTTTCGCTGCACAAAAAAGGACAGCCTCATGCTGCCCTGTGCGTATTATGTTTTGTCTATCAGCTGTCATGCTGAACGTTCTAGATCATAGGCACGATGTCCTTGATGTCATTGAGAGCTTCAGCAACCTTCTTCATCATCGAATTCTCATGAAGATATTCAACTCCCTCAAAGGTTATGCCTATGCCGTCAAAGTTCACGACCCTTCCGGTTCCCTTCGTGCTTCGGCACATCACGCCATCAACGTATCCCTTCTTCTGCATCTCCATTACGATGTCAATCCAGTAGGAATACGGGATGCCGAATCTTTCATGGCTGATGTCATCCCTGCACACCATCACGCCCTTCTTCTTGCACTCATAGAGCTCCTTCAGGATGCAGTAGATTATCCTGAACATATCATCACTTGCCATGCTCATTCCTCCTTCAAGCATAAAAGCCACCATGGCGGTGACTTTTAATCGTAAAATATATATCTGTTTTTTTCTATTCTTTCACGGATTGCATCAGCGTCATACCCGTACTTGATTTCCAGGTAGTCCTTCTTATCGGCTAAGCTTTTATCCAGCAAAGCCTCATACTCGTCGCTTTCTTCCTGCGGACCAAACAATACAGCTCTAGGCATGTCAGGGTTATAGCCAAACATATCAGCAAAAGCATGTCGTTTTTCGTTCACCCTTGAAAAAGATTTTAGAAATTTCATTTTGGCTTCCTCCTTTTAAGCATCTCCTCAACGTAATTATAGCTTTCAGGAAACGTGCTTTCAAGAATTTTCCTTCTTTCCGAGTCAAACTGTGCTTCAATGAAATGTGCAAAAAACTCGCTGGTTATATGTGATTTAATTTTCCAGTAGTCTTGTTTAATCCTCTATTTCTTGCATTAAAAAAGCGCGATATAAATCGTGCTCAAGATTCTATATAGAATTCACTGAAATCAACCTTATTAGCGTGAACCAGTTTTAAAAATTCTTCTTTTTCTTTTTGCGACATTGCGTCTATTTTATTTGAGAATTTGATTAAATCAAAACGGTCATCACAGATATATTCATCTTGTTTTGAATCTTTACTCATAATATTCACCTCTATAAAACTTTAAACACAAATTTATGCATTCTCGCTAATTCTTCCATAGCTGATTCATTTTTTAGCTTTACATCAGTATAATATCTTGATTTTAGGTATGCAATAGTAAAATCATTTTCACTAAGTTTTATATCTGGTTTTGTATAAAAATAAATGCTTCCATCGTGTCCAACAACCAATCCAGAAGCATTTTCATGATTTAATAATTCATTTAAATCAGCTAAGCTTGGAATCAATCCATTAGGATGATTATGTATAAACAAAACATTTGCTCCATTTGCTTCTGCTCTTTCAACATCCTCAATGAATTTTTTTGTTCTCTTAACACCTTGGATATAATTTTGATTTACTATTCTAGAAATATCTTTTCCCGTTTTTAAATCAATTGCATAAATTTCTTCTGTCATTGTGCCATCTCTATGTTTTAATGCCTGCCTTGCACGTTGTGCAGCCAATTCATTTGCTTTGGTATTTTCAGATAATTTACTAAATCTTTGCGAATATTCTTTAGACTTCACAATTTTCCAATTAACGGCATTAGGCATTCCTTTTTTCGTTCTCAGACCTTCCTCTCTTGCTATGTTTTCATGCTCAATCCAGTCATTGTAGCTCATATGGTGCTGATCGTAGGAGTCAAGCCACTCGTAGTACTTCTTCTCGTCAATGTACGGAGCAGTCGAGCAGTGGCAGTTTGGGTGCATGGGAGGGGCGTTGACGCCAGGCATGATCTTCTTCACGCTGAACACCTTTCCGTCCATCTTCTTGCACACCTCGCACACGTCAGAGCCGCCGCAGGCTATGTACTTGTACTCTCCGAAGCCGTTCTCCTCGTACTCGCGCATCTGTGCATCGGTTCTCGCCCTTGCCATCTCGGTGCGCATCAGCCTCTCGGCATCCGACTTCTTGACCTTGAACTTCCTTCTTAGCTCCCTTGCAAGCACCCTCGGGTTCTTTCCCTGGATAAGCCCGACCTGGATGAGGCTGTTGATGTCATTTCTCAGTAGGTCCTGGTGCATCCATATCCTGTCGCTGAATGTCGCGTTGTGGAAGGATGCATTTACGATCACATGGGCAGTCTTCGCATTGTTGATGACCGTCTTCCCGAGGATGCCGGCCTGCCGTCTCAGCTCGTCCTCCGTTGCGTCACCAATCTTCTCCTCCATGAACCTCTCAAGCTCGTCATGCCCGCTTACGAGCTCAAGCCCGATGTTCGCCTTGAGAAGCTCGAGGCGGTTGACCTTCATCGTGAGGTTGTAGAGCCTCATCTCCTCGTTAGCCTTTGCTGAGAAGTTCCTCTCATCGACATACCTCTCGGCCTTCCTTGCATACCTCTCGATGTCAAGGCTCGCAGCACGCTTCCTGGCCTCGGCCATGGTTATGCCCTCAGCGCTCGCATACTTCGCATAGAAGCTGTTTATCTGCTCCTCAATGCTGTCAAGCATTGACTCATAGATCCTGTTTATCTCCCTGGCATATTCCCTTTCGTCGGTGATGTTGTGGGCACGCTGTGCCTCCTCCCTTCTTCTCCAGTAATCGGCGCTACTGCTCATTGCTGCCTGCCTTTACTGACGGGTATACGGGATTGCTTCCATAGAAGCGATTAACGACCGCATCATTGCTTTCGCGCTGCTCCTCATCGATTCGCTCGATTTCTTTTTGCGGATCATCAACGATCGACAAGACGGACAGCTGCGTTGGCTGTGACACTATGCCGGAAAGGTTCTGTGCAATCTGCGTCTCCTCGAGGATGTTCTGTGGGAGGTTGCGCGTATAGTGGTAGCTCAGCCCGATCCAGTCATTATCGGACATCGAGTTGACCGGATTGGAGAAGATGATGCGGTATCTTCGGTTGAGCCCCGACGTGAACTTGCGTTCCTTCGTCTTTGCCAGGTTGGACATGGACTGAAGCTTGTATGCCATGGCAATGCCTGAGCTGTTTCCGAAGTTCTCGTCATTGATGTTCGCAATCATGGACACCTGGTAGATCAGTCTCTCCATGCGGTTGAGTGCGTTCTCCTGCGTCGTGTCGGCATTGGGCTTCTCAAGGAATCCCACCTCCACAGGATTCTCTGACATGTCGCCCTCGAACGAGATGACGCGGTGGTCTCTCATGTCCCTGAGCATGTCGTCATTCAGTTTTGGGCCGAGAATCTTGAGGTATGCATCAGCAAAGGCATCGACATCGTTCAGCTTCTCGGAAAGCGCCTTGTTGTATCCCACGATAAGCGAGTACACGGACTCGAATACGGCTATGCGTGACTCGTTCTCCAGGAACTCCGTTGCAGGGATGTCACTGAAGCTATGAGGTCGGAATCCATCCTCGATGTAATGCAGGCCGCCATCATCTGTGAACGGCCATACTTCGGTTGGCGTAAGCACTTCGCCATGCATGATATTCTTCGAATCATAGTAGTACGTCACGAAGTATACCGGATGCTGCTCATATGTGTTGTCATACACCATGAAGCCCTCCGTAGGGTCAAGATAGACGATTGAGATCTCCCCTCTCTCGTCATTGGCGTACAGCTCATATCCCTTGCCATAGATTGAGCATATGCGGCTCAGCTCGGCGTTGTTGTCGTCGATGTCGTTGTACGAGTCAAGCATGTCAAGGTAATCGGTGACTCTTGCATCATCCGACTGGACCTTGATTGGAATCCCGATGAAGTACCCGTTGAAGGTATCGACGAGATACTTTGCGAAGTTGACCGTCACGCGGTTGTCGGGCTTCCAGTCCTCCTTGTCCCTCCACATGAGGTTGGGATAGACGTTCATGTACGCATCCCTCAGTATCCTGTATCGGTTGGTAATCAGGTTCTTGTGCTTTGCAATCAGCTCCCCAAGCTTCGTCACTGTCATCTCCTCATCATCGGACATGCATATGAGCTCATCGGGAATGATGGCTGGTCTTACATTCTGCTGTGGCATTATAATCCACCTCCTACTTTGTTGTATCCGATGGCAGGCTTTCGCATGGTCTCTATCGAGTACCTCAGTGCTGCCATTGCATCGTCAAAAAAAGGAACTGGCTCGTCAAGGTACGTGTTCGTTCTCGTATCCTTCTGCCACTTCCATTGCTGAATTTCTTTATATACATTGATACAGTCCGGATGGATATGTATCTTGTGCTGCTTCAAATAGTCAATCTGTGCGTGCACCGAATTTTTCTCCTTGTTGACGCCCTTTGCCTTGTATCCGGCCTTCTTCCACATCTTGATGCGGTCAGGCTCGGCCGAGTCACACCACATGCGGATATTCCTGCGGAATCCTCGGCTGTCAGCGATGGCTATCAGCTCATCGGTATCCTTCTCGTATTCATACATCTCTCGACAGATATAGATTTCATCGTCCTTGAAACCGACCTCAAGAAGGCAGTCCGCATGGTTGAAGCCGAAGTCCTGGGCATTGACCATGTAGTCAAACCGCTCGGGGGAGATGTTGAAATCCTCAACTACATAGTTGTGAAGAATCAATCCGCCTGTTTCTCCCCATTCGCCCAATCCATAGATCCTATATCCTTCCGGGTCAACTTCCTTTCGTCGCTCCATGCGTCGGTAGTAGCCTTCATCGATGAAGCGGTTGCTCTTGTAAGTCGAGCTGTGCGTGAAGACATCAGGGTCCTTGCGGTCAAAGAACTGTGCCTTGATCCAGTGCGAAGCGCTCACCGGGTTGAACGTCAGCCGTATCTGGTAGAACTGTCCAGGTGGAAGCTCGCCACGCAGTCGGTCATCGATTATTTCGAAGTCAGACTGCATCAGTTCCGTCGCTTCCTCGATCCATACATCCGTCAGTTTCCCACGCTTGAACGTGATGGACTTCAGCTTTTCGCGCTGCTTGTCGTCATTCACTCCCCGGAAGATGATCTGGTTGTGATTTGCCCGGCACTCAAGAAGCATGTTGCTGGAGTTGATGTACCAGTAAAGCTTCCACTTCTCTCCGAACATGCGAAAAATAGCACCCTGCAGCTCAGCAAAGGTACTATCACGGTTTGTAACGTCTGACTTCCGCACGCAAAGGAGATTGCGTCCAGGGTCCTTCATGAGGCGCAGTATATAGTGCTGTGCCGTGTCCACGCTCTTCCCTGAGCCGGCGCTTCCCTTCATTACGATGTACCGGCATTTTGAGCTGTCAGCGTCACGGAAAGACCTATTCGCCTGAACCCTGATCTCCATAGTCCACCTCTATGTTCAGGTCCATGTCTACGTTGGAGTCTATCTTGTCCGTGAACATCGCAAACGACTTGCCAAGCATCTCCGAGGCCTTGATGCGGTCCTTCATGGATACGCTTATCTCCGTCTCGACCTGGTGGCCTTCACCGTCATACTTGAGCACGGTCTCCTTCTCATCGCCCCTCATGACTCTCGTCCAGAAC